ACGCTATAAGATGCTAGGTAATGGATGGACAATAGATGTAATAACACACATATTTAAAGGCATGATGTAGTATTATGCACAAAGCCGAGACAAAAAGCGTTTTAATGCTATTTTACTGAAAGTTATCGTTTGTTTTTAACCCCTACAACTACTATAAAATTAAAATTATGAATAAAAAAGATAAAATAGTATACGGTCACCCAGCAAGAACAATGGATGAGCAAAAGAAAACAATAAACATAAGCGAAATTAGAATTGATAATTTTACACACTATATTCATATTGTTACTCAAAAGGGTTCTAAAGTAGAATCATTTGATATAACTATGGAGTGTGCTCAAACTATAGGTTTTATAAATATAGACGCTTTAAAACAAGTACTGTAAAATTAAAGCCTACGGGCTTTTTTACCTTCCGTTACTCAAATATCTTATGTGAAGTTCTTCTAATCTTATTAATCTGCGCCCAACCTGGTATTAACTGACTTGTTTTATCAATTAACTTACTCTCACCTTTTAAAGCACCACTCTGATATACTAATTTCTTAGGATCAGTTTCAGTTACTTTGTTATAAACTGCGTCAGTCCAGTTAGACATCTTCTCAACTAATCTCATAGCAGGTACAAATTGACCTGTTACATCACTTGCAGTACCTGGGGAAGTATACATGAATAAATCTTGCTGTAATCTACCTCCTTGATTGATCAAGAAATTCCAGCTACTGAATTTATCTTTATCATCTTCATCTACAGATGCTTGAGCAATTGCTAATGCTAACCATATCATAAAGGTCCACATTAAACCCGCAGCGTTTTTACGTACATTTTCTAAATCAGCTAAACTAAGCTCAGTATCAGCACCTTCTTTACCAAATCTATCAGCAATACTCTGAGCAGACTCTGTAGAGATACTACCTAAAGCCATACGGTTAGCTAGAGCTTTGAACATAATACCCATAGTAGCTTTCTTACCTAGCTGTTTTGTTAGATCCATGTAAGTAGTATATCTACCTTTTACTTCCCTCTCTAATCTAGTATTATACCTAGTACCCTCAAATCTAGAAGCGAAACCTTCAATCATCCAACGTCTATGTTGAGTAACTGCAGAACCTAATGCAGATGCGTTAATTTCAATATCTGAGTACTTATCGTAGTTACCATGATTCTTCATGTTGATACCAGATATCTTATTAGCTAACCTAAGTTGATCATTTGGTGTAGTAGAATCAACATCTACTTCCCATTTAGTTATATTTTCTTCAGTAGCAAACTCATCTTTTAAATTACCTTCTTCATTGTAAGCTTCCCATAAGCTTCCCATAAGTTAGAAACATTACCATCTTTATCTGTAATTTCAGTGTTCATAAGTGTAGCAGCCATTACACCGCCTTTAGATATAATATCTGCATTTCTAGCTAAACCAAAAGCTGAAACTAAATTCTTAGCATAACTTACTTGTTTAGAAGCATTTGAGTTTTTCTTCTCAATATGATTAACATCACCTATAGCACCATACTTTTCAACAAGAGCTAAAAACTTCTTACTAGTTTTAGTAGAACTACTACCTGGCATTGTAGCTGCTATAGCAATAGCTCTAGCTGTTCTGTTTTGTTTAACTGTATAATCTACACCACTCGTTGCATGAGTGTGATTAGAGATACCACCATATAAAAATTCAATAGCTGGTGAAGTTAAACTCCATGCTAAAGTAAGGTATTGATAGAACCCTAATACTTTTTTAGTAGCTTTAGTAGCTGAGAAACTAACACCTAGATCAGATAACTTTCGTTGAGTATCTTCTAGTTGTTTAGTATATTGAGCAGTTTCTTCTTCAGTTAATACATTTTGTTCATCTTTTAATAGTACCTCAAGTTCTTCCAACTCTACAATAAGCTCCTCTTTTTTAGATTTAGCTTCTTTAGTCATGTATTTTACATCACTGTACTTCTCTCTAGTTTTTCTGTGAATACCATAAAATACCTCTTTTTGAAATTGAGCCATCTTCTTCATCTGAGGTAAAGTACTTACTGAAGCATCATTAGTACCTCTTTGTACTTCAATAGCTCCAGTAGCAGTTGTATTAACTCCTTGTAAACCACCAATCATGTTAGTAGTAATATTAAATATACCCTCTATCTTAGATTTGTGTAAGTATGTATTACTCAAAGGTATGAAAGCACTCATGATATCTTCAAAATCTGTAACTAGATCATCAGATTTAACTTCTTCACCCTCTTTAATACTATTAAACTTAGGTGCAAGCATTGCTATATCTAAAGTATTAATAGGTTGACCTGTAACAGGGCTTATATGAGATGTAGTAGTAGAGAATGTTTTACCAAATACACCGCCTCTAACCATTTCTCCAGTACCTTTGATGATAGATAATTTACCATCTTTAATAAGTTTACGAAACTCTTGTTTCTTTAAAGTAGGTATGAACCCATCTTTAACACTCTTTTCATCAAGATATGTTTGTGGGTAATAACCTAATAACTCATTGATCTTACCCTTAGTATAGTTGTAGTAATCAAAAGAATTTGTATTCTCTTTTAACTTACTATAGTTAGAATCATAAAAGTTAGTAGCTTCTTTACTACTACGTGTATGAGTTCTAGGCATTGACACTACAAAATCAAAGTTATTTTTAATTGGAATACCTAGAGTATCAGTTTTAACTTCTTTAGCTGACATTGATTTAAGTGTAGCAACTGGAGAATTTTCAAGCTCCCATAGTTCTTTAGCTGTATCTCTATCAACTTTAGTAGCTTCTTGAACATCAATATCTTCAAATCTATGTTTTCTACGCTCTCTAAAGTTATCGAATTTAGTATTAGCTTCAGCAATAAGTTCTTCAGCTTTATCTTTACCGTAAAGGTTAGTAAGTCTATCTATCTCTTTTTGCTGCTCATCTGATAAAGTTCTTACTAAACTATAATTAGCTTGATCTGTTTCTGATAATAACTCATACTCACCACTATCTATCTCTTTTTTACCGTCCGAATAGATATCATCAAAATAATTTACATAATCGTGATTATCGTATAGCTTATCTTTAGCTTCTTTAATTTGTGTTTTAGTACTACTTCTATCATAAAGTACACTAACTTGCTTAGAAACCATCTTATGATACTCATGAGAGTACTCATCCACTAACCCACCTGTGATATTACCATCTTTATCTTTTTGCCACATGTTCTCAAAAACCTCTTTCTTATTAGTAAGAGCTTTTGTTTTAGTTTCAAGTTCTGTTAAATCATTAACAGTACGTTGTTCAGCTTGTCTAGATGCAAATGCATTTAAACCGTGTAACATCTGTAGTAATTGGTTGTTGACACTTCCTGCATCTCTTGTTAATCTCTCAGCAGGATTAATATCTTTAATGTTTTCAAATAGATCATCTATTGAAGCATTTGTGTTATGATTGGTATTGTAAGTATCTACAATAAGCTTCTTAGCAATCTCATCAAATGTAGCTCTAAGTTTAGCAGCTTCATTAACTACGGCTTGTATTTGTTTAGTTGACTCAAGAAAATCAAGTACTTCAGTTTCTTTACCAGTATCTTTATCTATCTCAACAACAAGTACTTTATCTAAGTCTTCTTTAGATAGTACGCCCATTGCATGATTTCGTTTATCTAAGTTCTCATATAAACTAAGAATATCTTCAGCTTCAATAAGTTCATCTGCAGTAATCTCACCTTCTTTATTAAAGATAGTTTCTACATACTTTAGATTAGAGGTTGCAACTTTAGCAATACTCTGTAACTCTCTATCTTTCTGCAGATCATCAATTGAATTTAAAACCTTATCTCTTTGTAAAGATACTTTTTCAACAATAGAGTTATGTCCTTTAGCTTTAGCGTCAGTGATCTTATTATGTAATCTCTCAGAATACTCTAGTAATCTATTGATAATGTAAGTAAGTCCTTTATCAGATTTATCTTCTGACTCAACTTCTTCAACTTTAGGTGATAAGAAAACTCTATCTTGTAATGCTGATTCGTTAATCTCTAATCTAATTATAGGTTGTGACTTATCTACAACACCTATCTCAGCAGTTTGTTTCCACTTAGTATCTAAGTTTAGTAACCCTGGGTATCTAGTGTTAAGAATGTTAGCCATATGTACACCATGTTCTCTACTCTCTTTAGTGATGTAGTACTGTCCCATATACTTTTTAACACCTAGAGTATTATTAGAACGGAATAATCTTTTAACATCATCTTCTGATTCAAGCTCTATAATACTTTTAAACAAAGAACCTACCGAACCATCTTCACCATATATCTCAAGATACTTATTAATCTCAGGCATACCGTCTTTATCTCTGTTACGAGTACCGTACCAAGCATTGAAATCATCAGATGTAACAGTATCCCAGATTCTAAAGATGTTATCTTCAGAGAACTGAGTTGCTAATCTAGTATATAGTTTTGTATTCTTATTTGGACATCCCATCTTAACAGTTTTTTCTTCTATCGTTTAAATCACTAGTACTCATCTCACCAAAGATATCATTTTTTAATGAGTTAACAATAGCTGGTGATTGAAATTCATCTTCACTATCCTCTACATCTATATCATCTGGAAGACTGTTGATAACATCTAAGTTAGCTTTAGTACCTAATTGTTTACTTTCTACAGTACCAATCAAAGTAAGTACCTCTTCCATAGCAGCGTTAGTTACTTCTTCACCTGTAGATGTACTAAAGATGTTAGCAAACAATTCAACAATTCTATCAAACAATGATTTATCTTTATTAAAGTTGATAGTACCTAGTTCTTTTTGGAAATCAGCATCAGTCATTAACTCAGATACAAACTCATGAATATCTTTAAGTGCATTTTTATTAGAACCTGTGTACTTCTTCCTAACCATATTAAATACAGCTTTTAAAGATTCTACATGAGGTTTTTGTAAATCACTAGGATTCTCTATTACATTTGACAACACCGAGTGTATACCTTCATGTAAAACAACTCTCTGAAACTCTGAGTCTTCTTTTAACTCTTTATCTATTAAGATGCCTTGTTTATTGAATAAACCATTAGCACCCATTTTAGATAGATCCGCTAACTTAATCTTAACGTCAAACGTTAGTGGAGCTAGTGCTTTAGCTAAAGTTTTATATTTCTCTAAACCTGTATTTGCTATCTTATCAATTACTACAGAAGCACTTTCAGAATCTATGTTATACTTAACAGCAGTTGTGTTAACGTTCTTATTAGTATTTTGAGCATTAGGAGCTAATATAGTATTAGGTTTAAACGTATCTGGTTTAACATCTTTTACTCTATTCTTCTCTACTTGATTATCTTTATTAAAAGATTTAGCATCTTCAACATCAAACTGTGTTTCAACTGAAGTAGTTGTACCTAATAGATCTAATCTATCAGTACCTCTGTATAATTCCCAACCCTCTTTAGTGTTAACTGCGGTATAAATACCTTTAGGTTGTTCACTCACATCAGCATGGTAAGGATTATGTTGTAGATATTGTTCTACTAATACTTCACTACTAAGAGTATCATCAATAAGTTGCTTAACAAATGATTTAACATCTCCACCCATATCTACAGATTGTAAATAACTATTAGGTAAAAACTTCAATAATGAGTGAGCATCTTGGTTACCTCCTCTTAAATAAGTATAAGCGATTGTATCAATAGCAAGCTGTCTAGTTGTAGTATTATCATCTAGAAGCATATCTATTAATGTAGATGTGTTATGTACATCATTAGTTTTATCAGCACTAGATGCTTGATAAGTAACTGTATGAGGTTGATTAACTCCTTTAGGTGTAGATACGTTAAGACGTTCAGCTAACCAGTGATCAGGATTATCTTTTTTAAACTCATTCCATTTAACAGCTAATGTATTATCTCCAAACAATAACTCTTGTCTGTACTGATTAACATCTTTACCCGAATACATTTTTAAATCTGCAGAATAAATATAACTCTTAACAAACTTAACAATACCAGTACGTTCTTTCTCAGTTAAAGCACTTACTTCAGTACCTCTGTTTAAAGATATTCTGGTAGCTAACTTAGTAGCTGCTGTATTAACTTCAAATAAACCACTGTATAAGTTGTTAGTTCTTCTAAGAATATCAATACCTTGACCTGAGATCGTAGTTGGTGTTACAACTCTATTATTGAATCCGTCTTTAATTTGATGAACTATACCTACTGCAGTATCTACATTAGTTAAACCTTCAGTAATTAGAATATCATTTACTCTAGCTAATTTGATATCTGAAACAACCATGTTTTTACCAACACCCTTAGTAGCTGGCTGTATTGCTTTAATTAATTTAGCAATCTCTTTACCTGCTTTAGAGTACTCTTCAAACTTTTTTAAGTTATTTAGTTGTTTAGAATCATCTTTATACTTTTCAGCAGTAAGCTCAAACGCCTCTTGTTCAACATTACCTTCAACTTGTGAGTAAGGATCGTTAAGATTCTCTCTAGTTTTAACATAATCTACAATAGCAGGTTGTTTGATCACGTCTGCTATATAAGTATCTGTTAAACCTAAGTACGATAATGCTATTACAGAATCATGTGTGTGTCTGTTATAATTAATCTTAGTAATTACAAGCTCTTTAATATTATCTACAGATACAGATTGGAATGCTGAGATTACATCAGCTTTAGTCATACTACCATCTAATGTCATCTCTGAATCATTGATAGAGTTTATACCTAAATACTCTGTACCACCTAATTTAAATTTAAAGTTAGGGAACTCATAACCTCTCATTGTAGGTACAAGCACTTTAATATCTTTACCTGTAACCTTATATGCTGCGTTAAGAAGCGCATTACCTGTAGATAATAAAGATGTTACTGATACACCGAACTTACCAGCATTACCATTTTCATAGTTATCTATCTGACGTATAGGTGATAGCGGGTGATGAGGTTCTGAAGTAATATCTTCAGCTACATCTTTTAAGTTACCGAAACCTAATGGTTTTACTATACGTGGCAAGTTATCAATATCCATTAATGTATCGTAATAGATATCCATTATCTTATTTTGATCAATCTTCTTACTAAAGAACTCTTTAAACTCATCTTCAGCTAAAGTGTTTTTGATGATCTTATCTTCATACTCTTGGTACTCTTCATCTGTAAGACTATCACCCAACATCTCAGTAAAAGCTTTAGTAACAATAGTGTCTTTCTCTAAAGTATCTTTTTGTTTAGCTCTTTGCTCAGAGTATATCTCCCAAGCATAGTTAGCAGATTCGTCATTAACTTTATAACCACCCTTGTTCTCATGCCATTTGTGGATGTATAGTTTATCACCATCATTATCACTACCCATCTGAGCAATGAAATCTTTAGATGCTATTGCTTTATCTCCAGAGTAATCAGGTAAGTAACCAACTACTTCCATAGCACTCATTGAGTTTAAATCTTGAGTAGGTATTCTATAACCAACTACTTGTTTTTGTTTTAACCCAAGTGGGTTAGCAATTAATATCTGAGCTGGGAATGTAGTTTTAGTGTAATCAGCTTTATCTTCTTTAGATAACTCGTTGTAAGCTTCTACCTCAATTTTAGAATTACCTTTAACATAACCAATACGTTGTGATCGTAAACCTTTATGAGGGTTATATTTAGGTCCAACTAAATCACTTGTTACATACTCAATATCAGCAGCTCTACCTAACCAACCTTCCTCAGAAGCTAAGTTATAAGATTTACCTGGTAATTTTTGACGTAATACTTTTTTACTTATGAATGAGTTAAGTAATGACTCAAACTGCGCAGCATTAGGATTAGCCCATAGTGGTGTTAAAAAATCTGTACCATCTGGGTTTAAATCTAAAGCATTGATATCATTAGGACTATAATCACCTCTCTCTTTTAACTCTTCTATAAGTAGATCTTTTAATTTAGCTACCTTGTTAAATGTAAATGTACCATCTTCATTCTCTGTAACTTTAATACGTTTCAAAAACTTATCATAAGCTTTATCTACAATACCCATGTGAAGACTATCAAATTGCTTTAGTACTTCAGGATCTTTAATACCAGCTTGAATAAGTTTCATTAACTGTGAGCCTTCTAAGATAGCGTTCTTATTAGCATCATAAGGTATATCTTGCTGTATACCAAAGTTATCTCTACTTAATGTAAGGTAAGCTCCGTCTTTTAAAGCAGCTTTAATAGCGTCTTCATTTAACTTACCGTTAGTAACATCAGTTTCATTACCTTCAGAATCTAACTCTTTACCCCAAGCATCAATAAGTTTATAACCGCCAAGCTTAACACCCGAATGAAATACAGCTCTTGCTATGGGTTTTTTACCTTCCGAATCTTTATTAGTACGCATTAACTTCTCTAGCTTCTCAAACTCAGTACCTGCAATTAGTTGAGGTATTAGTGGGTAACTAGATGTTTTAACGTACACTGGTAAATCAACACCGTACTCTGGTAAAATGTAATTACCTACATGTACGGGTTTGTGTGGATTTAATAAAACTTTTAAATCTTCATCATTATAAAATGGATTAGGTTTTTTAGATTCTTTCATTAATCTCTCATAAACCTCATCTTCAACTCTACCATCATGATACATTACATCTAAATGTTCAGAAAGTAATGTTACCTCTTGTGCATCTGTAGCTTCAATCTTTTCATACGCAGCTAAGTCGTTAGGTATTAGCTCTTTATATGACTCCATACTTAGTGAGCTATTATTAGAATCTTTAATAAAGATTTGACGATATTGATTGAAATCATTTTCACCAGCATGTTTAGCTCCTCTGTTAGCAGGTGCTATATCTTTAGCTAGTCTTTTAAACATATTATCGAAACTACTCTCTACTGTTTTCTTAGCAGCTGTAGCAACATCACCTTGAAAAATCATACTGTACTCAGCATTAGCAATCATGTTGTTGATCACAAAATCTCTTACAAAGAAATCAGGGTTGTTAGTATTGTCTTTAGTATACTCACTATCAACGATCTCTAACTTGTTATCTTTAATTATATCAGCTTTAGTGAATACATCTTTAGTTCTAGACTCTTCAGTAATTAAAGCTTGCTTAACTACATCTTGTATCTTAATTGAAAGCTCACTATCTAAACTATCATTCCAATCTTCTAGAGTATCATCTTTAGATACATCAAGTATATCATTAAGTCCTTCAAAGAAGTAAAATCTAAATGGGTTATAACCGTCTATGTCATCAAAGTTAACACCTTCAGATACTTTAGTTTGAGCATCTTTGATTCTAGCATACTCACCTTTAACAATATTAAGAAGTACTCTCATATCACCTCTATGAATCTCTCCATTAGTTATCTGAGTACTAGTACTAGTGATCTTATGTCTTTCAGCAGTAAGTATATCAAGCACACCCTTATCAGATTTTGCTACAATGAACTTACCTATCTTATTTTTAGTACCTTGTTGACTGTTAACAAACAATGATATCTGAGCTACAAGCTTCTCTCTATTAGATAGACCCGCAAACTTAACACCTTTTCTACCCTTATGTTGTAGTGTATCTAATGTACTTACACCAAAGCTATCAGTAAAGTTTTTATCATTAGCTTTAAGTTTAGTTAAGTATCTAGAAGAACTTATAAATGGTACTTCAAGTAATCTACTTACAAAAGTAGAATCTTTTAGTTTATTGAATCTATTAGATAACCATGTACTATTACTAAACGCAAATATAGATTTACCTTCAGAATTTAAATGAGATGATGTACTAGTATCTTCTTTAAATCTAGATTCTAATTGAGCTAATTTTTTAAAGTAACCTTCAGTTGCTAGAGGATGTACGTCAGCTTTAGTATCACCTTCAAACTTCTCTTTAATGATCTTAAACGCACCATTGTTCTTAGCAGTGAATAAATCATTCCAAGCCACATTAAATCCTGGTACACTAGCACCGTTATCTTTTAAATAAGTAAGTGCTTCAGTACTAATATTAATACCTAGAGAATTTAAAAATGTCTTAGTACTATCTACAGAATAATCAGATGATTCAATTGCAGACCATAGTGTTTGCATCTTACCGCTAACAAATTCTTTGTTAACTACAGTAGCACCATTCTTTTCTTTAAAAGCATCTACGTTATTAATATTGGTAGACCAATCTTTCTCAATAAGTTTAGATACTGTGTTACGATTACCTTTAATTAATCTATACGACTTATCATCATGTAACACTATTTCAAACTCTTTGTATATCTTTTTAAAGTGAGAGTAGAACATGTTCTTATCTTTAGTAGACATCTCATCAGATTCTAGCATATCAACTATGTAAGAGATATAAGGTTTGCTCTCTACGTTATATTTAAGCAGCTCTAAAGTATCTTCAGATGTATCTGAGGTACGACTAGCCATAATACCCAACAAAGCGTTGTGTACAGTTTCTAAATCATGTGTAGTATCTAAACCAAGTATGTTAGCATTTTCATCTGGAATAGAATCTAATAGTAACTTTACTTCTGCGGATAACTTATTGATAGGGTTCTCCTCAAACGAAGCTGAATCATAAGATTGTTTAGTTCTATCTGGAGTTATACCATTTAACTCATCAGATTCAGATTCATCAATTATATCTTGTTCACCTTTAATAACATCTTCGATCTCAGTGATCTTATTGTTTCTGATTTTTAAACCTCTAGAACTTAAGTATGTTTTAGTACTCTCTTTAAATGTATCAAAGTTATCAAGTACTAAAGTAAATGTATCAGCTAACTTAGTGTTAGCTTCAGGAGTACTAGCAGCACCATTATCAGTATCGTTTGAAGATATAGATTCTTGTTTAGCATACTCTAAGTAATTATCTCTATAGATCTTAAACTCAGATTCAACAATTTTAAATGCATCACTAACACCTACTTTGGCATCTTCTTGTATGATACTATGTATGATATAGCCAATTGACTTAGTAACATCATAGTTTTGTTTTGATGGTAGTAAGCTATTAGTTTTAGGATCAATTACTCTAGGTAATCCTTTTAATAGTTTAGCTTTATCAAATGTAGCTGGAGATTTCTTACCACCTCTTTTACCAAACTTGTTTAGTACACTACCTTTAGTAGATTTTATATTAGGGTTAGCTTTAGTTTCTGTACCAAATAGATTAAGGTCTTCAGTTGGTACATGTTTCTTTTTAGCTTTAACAGTAGGGTTCATACCGATAACAGTACTACCTTCTATATCTAAATGTATAATAGGGTTAGCTACATATGTTCTAAAATCAGTACCTGTAGAAGTTCTCATTTTTTGACCTGAGAAATTAACATACAAATTATCTAACATGAACTTTCTGTAAGAAACTACTTCATTATCTTTTAATTGAATCTCAGCATCTGGATCTGTAATCTTATTTAAATCTACAGATACTAATGAACTATTTATTTTAGTTACTAAAGAAGATAAATTAGATTGACCCTCAGTAGCATTATATCTAGCTATACTACCTCCTGATTCAAAACCTACAGAACGTATACCTTTTTCATTAGTACCTACAAACATGTAATGTTTATCTTGAACACCATCTTTAACCGTATTACTTGTAGTGTATATAAAGTTGTTGATATAATCTCTAACAGCTAAATCACTATTTTGTACTCCGTAACTATCTAAAGTCTCTACATCTTCGTTTACATAAGCTACTATAACATCTGTAATGTACTCAGAGATGTTAGTTTCAGATTCAGAAACATTACCGTTTCTAACAAGTGATAGTATATAATCACCGTTAGCAGCAGGTACTGCAATCATTGTAACACCTGCTTTAGCGATAAGATCTTCTTTACTAAACTCATTTACAAGTTTACCAGCAAGTCTACTTTCTTCAAGTGGTGTGTTACCTATATATAAACCACCCTCTTTAATAACAACTATCTCAGGTTTAGAATCATTCTCTATTACCTCAGATACTTTATTATCGTAACGTTCATTAACTGTAGTTAGTATAGAACCTGGAGTAAGAGAGTTGATAGTTCTCTTAACAGAATTAGTATTAGGTTGAGTTAATTCTTCGTATAGTGCTTTTCTAAAATCAATTAGTGCTTGCTTATTACGTTCTATATTATTAGGAAATGCTTCAGTTGAACCTACGATTCTATCTTCAGTAATATAATCTAAGTCGTGAATGTAACCAGCATGTACTTTTTTACCGTCAGTGTTGATAGTAAACACTTCCATGATTTGATTGAAAGTTGTTTTATCGTTACTCTTATCACCTAGAGTATCTCCTTGGTATAGTTGTATGATTACTTCGTCACCTGCAACAACACTCTCTGGGTAAAAGATATCTGAAGATGAAGCAACTTCGTTGTTGAAATCACTTGTGTTCTTTATATTAAACTTATCTGTTTGATTAAAATCTCTAGTACGAGAAGATATAGCGGTAAAACCATCAACTAACTTTTTACCAATACGGTAAACACCGTTAGCTTCTTTCTGAACACCTTTTGTTTCAAGGTACTTACCTCTATTAGATTCTAATATTTTGTTTTCAAGGTCTTGTTTGTTATGAGAAGTAACTTTAACTGGCGGTACATTAACATCTGTAGGTTCATTGATAGTATCTTCAGAAGTAGTTCTAACTGAGTTAGTTTGTTCTGTAGTAGAATCAGTTCCTGTAGGATCAGATTTCTGTTGAGCTATCTTATTACTCTCAGCTTGAATTTCTTCTACTCTAGCTTTATAAGCTTCCTGTACCTCTTTAGGTAAGTTACTAAGCTCTTTACCAGAGTCATCAATAAATTTAGCTAACTCTGAAGGAGTAGCTGCTGTATTAATATTAGCAATAAACTGTTTAGTATCTTCAGGACTAAATGGTACTGTAGTATCACTATCTTCAGTTACAGGTACAGTTTTATCTTCTAATGCTGCATTAAGAGATTCTAGTTCATCTTGTTCTAAATTATCTTTAGCAACCTGTGTAGCATTAGCTTCACGTTCTGCACGTTTTCTAGCTTTATCTTTTGCTACCTGAGCTTTGTTAGCTTCCTTAGTAGCTTGTTTTTGAGCTTGATCTAACTCCTCAACTAATTCATCTTGACCCTTAACTGTAGTTTTATTTTTCCACTCTTCGATTACAACATCTTGCTCTTTTCCTAGCGTTACATAATCATCATACAATTCATTATATATCTGAGAATTATAATTACGATCTTTTAAAGATACATCTTTAAATACCTCAGCTTTAGTTAACTGCTTACCCTCAGCATCAACTAAACTACTAGCAGAGAAGTGACCCCCTGTAAGTTCACTAATCTCTTTAGCGATAGTTTCTTTTCTCTCTTCGCTTCTCTCAAACTTATTTTTGTTAAATGCTAATGCGCTATGTACATCTTCATTTGCATCTGGATATAAGTTCTCTACAAATTTATAATTAGCTTCAATAGATTTAGCTTGTCTAGCAAGAGAATCAATCTCTTTAGTTCTATCTGCTTCAGTATACTCAGCTTCAGGAGAAATACCATAAGCTTGTTTAAAATCTTCAATAGGTTGTTCTCTAAGCTCTTGTAACTCTTCGTATACAGAGTCAATCATACCAGCTCTATAACGAGACTCTATGTAACTAAATGTTTGTTCGTCTTTAGCATTTTCGTAATCTAACTGTTTACCTTCGACCAAGGCTTTAAATTTAACATCTTCTAAAGCTGTAGATCTTTTACTGTGGTTAAATGAGTTCTTTAAGGAAGTACCTACGTTATTATCATTAACTGCTTGAACAATAGCGTCTCTTCTGGATTCTTCAGCTTTGTGATCTTGAATACCCTCATATACACCACCTAATACCCCAACACCTTTTTTACCACTTGCTTTAGTCTTAGGACCAACTACACCCATACCACCAATGATAGCACCAATTAAACCTTCTTCCCAACCTTCTTTAGATGAGTAAGTTTTCTTAGCAGCTTTAACAGTGGACTCTACTAAATCCATCATATCAGTATTATCGTCAGTATACTTACGCATAGCGTACTCTTCACCTGTACCTGATATAACTGATTGTAGCATCTCTTCTTGAGACTCTACTATAGGTCGTTTAGCAATAAGTGCAGCAGCTCTTAATTTAGAACTACCTGCTTTAGTAAATTTCTCACCAACGTCAACTCCACGTTTACCCGCTTCTTTAACAATTGATTTGTTACTAAGTAATTTTTTAGTTTGTTTGAAACTTAAACCAAGGTGTCTACCAAACTGTAAGAAGTTACTTCCTCCTACAATAGCCATGTTAGCTGCAAAAACACCATTAGCAGTTTCACCTGCTATTTTAAGTATCTGTTCGAGTTCTTCATCTAATGGTTTGTATTTAATACCACCTTCAGATTTAGAATCAATAAGCTCTTGTGTTAAACTCTCTTTAATAGAATCAAAAGCGTGTCTAGCTTCTACACCTGATTCGTAAACAGCACCTGTTGTAGTTGCAGTTATTGTGCCAGGGATCTTAGATAAGTTTTTACCTATCTTTTCCATCTTAGCTACTTTAGCAGTAGCGTTCAATATAGCTTGTTTACTGCCTGTCTTAGATAACTCTTTAAGTTCTTTAACTGCACCAGCTTTAAGTGCGTTAGTAAATTTAATACCTTTACCAAGTTTACCTACAACACCTGCGCCTGTCATACCAGAAAGTACTGCACCTGTAGCAAAACCTAAACCGTTAAATACTTTATCAAACCAGAAGTTACCTATCTCCCAATCATTAGGGTCTGAAGTATAATGATGTTTAAACTCTTCAGCTAAGTAATCATTAACACCGTCTAAACCGTGTTGAAATGCGTTGTCATAAAAAGAACGAAATTCACCGTCTTTAGCCCAAGCCATTAACCCAACTAGTGTACCTACTGTAGAACCTATGAATGATGTACCTACTCTACCAGCAAATTTAACAGCACCGTTACCTATCTTATCTAGAGTACCTTGGGTATAGGCTTCTATATCTTCAGCTCTAGTTTTATTCTCTTGTAATGTTTTAGCAAACTCTGGTTGACCTTTAGATATATCTGCAGGAGATAAAGCAAACCCCTCAGTACCAGTTTGTTCTTTGAAAGACTCAATATCTAAACCAAATAGGTCTTCTTTTTTATTTAGAGTGAAATCTGTTTTAGATGTACCTGTGTGTCCTGTGTTAGATTTTTTCCAGCTATCTGGAACAATACCCTCATTGATATTGTCATTTAAAAACTCTTTCTTCATGTTTTAAAGATATGTAATATTTTCCTATTATTTAGAAAAATATTTATTTTGGAAGTATTCTTCTATAAAGTTGTTACCATCTGAACCTGTAACTTTAAGTGTTTCATTTTTACCTGTTAACTCGTCATAGTACGTATATAAGAATGTAGGAGCTGTTTTATCATCCCCGTTATCTATAACTTTACTAGTATGTATATCTACTTCAAAATTAAACGAATTATTATTTTCATCTACCCCTGTAAGTTTAAGAGTTTTGTTTAACGGTATCTCTAAAGCTTCCCCAGAACTATCCATTACACCTTGTTGGTTAAGTTGAGTAATACCCCCAGCTTTATTAATTGCAGAGTAAGTAGTTGAGTTAGTACCAGATAAGTTCTTAGCTTTAGTAAATGAATCCTCATTACTACTGAGATACTCTTTTTGAGCGTATCTAATATTGTTATTAGCAGATTGACCTACTGAAGGAACCATCTTAATAGTTACCGCAGATGGGTTATCTAATACTGAATTAAAATCTTTAGCCCACTCGTTATATACATCTCTCTTCTCATTCCACTTATCACCTGTTTCTTCAGCAAACATTAATTGCATCTCTTCTTCACTTATTACGGGTACGACAGCAGCTCCTTTTAACACAACACCTCCAGCACCTGTGATACCTCCAGATTGTTGAGTACCCCCTTCTTTAATAATTTTATCCATGATAAGTTGTTTTAACTTACCATTGTTCATTATCTTACCATCAACTGAAACCTCTGTACCTTCTAAACCTACATTAAAGAAAGTACTACGTATCATCTCTTGTGGTAGAGTACCTAATGAAATTACTGTTGGTACAGTATAATCTACATTAGCAACACCGTCTATTGGAATACTTTTATAAGTTTCTTTTTTACTCTCTAAATCAGAACGCTTTTTCTGAGTAATGTATTTTTGATTATCAATTTTTCTAGACTCAGCTTCAATTCTACCAAACTTATCTCCTACATCTCTAGCATCTGTAGGGTCATGTTCTACACCTACACTAGTTAAGAAGTCAGATATTTCATTTAAATTAGTTAAGTTATTCTCAGCCATTTTATAAGCTGTGTACTCAGTACCAATTCTTAATCTATCTTCTACATTTTCACTAGAAGTAGTTTGAGCCTCAGTTAATAAGGCGTTTACTTTAGGGTCTGTACTTATAACTTGATGAGCTTGTGCTTTAGTTACACCCATTTTTGCAGCATACTTCTCAGCAGCAGCATCCATGAAAGCAGTTTCACCTTGTTGATTATAAACATATTGGTTTGTACCCTCAGCTTTAGTAAATAACATTGAATATAACTCAGGGTCCTCATAAGCCAACTGCTCAGTTTCTTCAGGTAGTAACGCTTTGTTACCTGAAGCCCAACCACTACCTATATTTATATTAGCTTCTGCTAATTGTTTATTATATTCCCAAGATGTTTTTTTAAGGCTTAGGTCTTCTAACTTTTGCATTGCTACATTTTTAGTAGCATCATCTACATTAGGATTAGCAATAACTTTAGTTAATCTATTTTCTTCAGAATCTAAATAAGCAAGTGTAGATTCTATTTCGTTAAATGAAGTAGCATCTGGATTAATCTCTAACGTTTCTAATCCTTGACCTGCAGTATCAAATGCAGAAGCTGATTCCTGATCTACTAATCTTTGAGATTTTTCACTTCTACCTTTATCAGAAGACATGTGCTCAAGGTTCTTAGCTGTAGCTACATGTTGTTCTATAATCTTATTATAAACGTCACCAACCTGAGCTTCAGTTATCTTACCGTTTCTAAGCATAGCAGAAACCTTTCTATCAGCTTCTTGTTTTAAAGGAGAGTTGTCATCTTGCATTAATGAGTATACAAAATTTGCATACTTATCTGCACTAACACCTGATCGTTTAGACCATGTTAAAAAGTTTTTGTCATCACCTAAAGATTTATGAGAGGTATCTTTAAGCATATTAACCTTACCTAACATATACCCTGAAGAATCAAAGTATTTACCTACACCAACATCAGTAGGTATGTGGTTTGGATCTTGCCCTACTCTAGCTAATTCAGTTTCTAAATCAAATAATAAACTAGGGTCTTTCTCCCACTGATCTTTATTATCAGCAATAGTTTTTAAAATACCTGTAGTAGCTTTTTCCCGCTTATTAAACAACTCGTTTTGTGCTTTATGGTTAATAACCATTTGCTGCATCTTAATAATATCATCTGCAAGTTCACCGCTACTAGCTTTTAAGATTCTTTCATCACTACCTAATGAAGCTACACCATCTTGAATAGCTTTTCTACTTTGTTCAGATTTAGTTCTATCGCCAAGTAACAATTCACTACCACCTTGAAATGAACTACCTCCTATTGTACCAAAGTAATTAGGAGACTGTGTTCTGTCTAACCCAGCTATACCTAAACCATCATCTGTAGCATCATAAGCATTTAACAACTTATCCATCTCAGCGTCTTTACGTGCTAAGTTTTGTTGCATTAGTTGAAAAGGCATCTTCAGCGGTACGTACTGTGATTGGTGCTTTGAGCTACCTGGATTAAAAAATCTGTTAGTTGGCATACTTTCTTCTCTTATTATAATTATTTCTTCTTAGTACCGTCTTGGTTAAGTTCTTCTTTTGTTTTAGGGTCATAGTACTTACCGTTAAGTTCTATAACTCTATCAAATGAACCAGACTCATTAGGTAAGTACTTACTGTATTTACCTTGACTAACTAAATCAAACCACATTTTATTATTTAAGTTACCTACCTCAGCAGAAGTGATATCTTTTAAATGTACATCAGTGTTTTCTCCTATGCTGTGTAAAGCTTTAGATCTAACTGAGTCACTCATTGCTTTATCTTGTTGGTTAGCAATCTCTTCCTGCATACCAATCTGAGTATTAACTTGTTCAGCTTGATTTTTAATTTGAGCATTAGTATTAGCTTCAGTCATATAACTTTGTGATAAACCACTACCTAAGTTAGAGTTAACTAGAGCATTAGCAATCACTTGATTAGTCATAGCTGCACCAGCACCACCTGCGTTACGTGCATTCTCTCTAGAAATAGCTCTAGATACACCAGCTTGTTTTTCAAGCTCTTTACGTTGAGCATCTAAATTAACTAGATTAGGGTTCATTCTACCAAAATCATTTGCAGCATTAGGTTGAGCTGATTGAATTAAATCACTTACATTACCTATATTAGATGCTAAGTAACCTGCTGGGTTAATTGAATCCTGAGGTAATTGATTAGGTGTAAATGTGTTATCTGTATTAACCTGATTATACTTAGCTTCCGGAGTAAGTGATAAATCTATATCATCATAGATATTAGGTAACGGTTCATTAATTGAAATGTTATCTATAGGTCTATTTGCTGGAGGTTGTAGTCTAGCTAAACTTTGATTGATAGCACCATAGTATTGTTCAGTAAGCGGATCTAATCCACCACCGTAAGCATGTTTCATTGTACCACCACAAGCTAATTGATCTTGTGATTGGTTACTATCCATCATTTGTTTTAATGATTCTTGTTCACCTTTAAGAGCTTCAAGTTCCATCTTACGAGAATCTTCAGCTATCTTATCGTTCTCTGAGTTTTTATACTTATTGTTAATCTTTTTAGATTCGTCAGCAAATGTTTTCTTTTTCTTATCGCCTGGATTTAAAACTAATCTATCAGAGAAGATATAATTTTCAATACCGTTATCATAATCAGTTTCACCGCCTTCAACCTCAGCTGCTGCTGGACCGTTAGTTGGTATACCTGCTTCGTTAACTTTAATACCACCACCTGCATGAGATGGTCCATTATACTCTATGAACTTGCCGTCACCTTGATTTTGATTCATAACACCTCCATATGCAAAACCTGAAACCCCTGCTTGTCTTGATCTATTATTTGCAGCTACTTGTTTTGAAATTTGATCACTATAGTAATCATCTACTAATGTTTTGTTTTCTCCTGTAAGACCAGTATACGTATCTGGAGCACCTCCATGAGTAGCATCTCTTATAGGGTTAAACTCAGAATAGGGTAAAGGGTTAAATTCAGCTTCAGAGCCGCCTTCTGGTGGTAAGAAATCTAAATCTCCTATTTGTCCAGATTGACCTGAGTAACCATACTTAGTACCTATAGGTGCAAAATTTACATTACCTGCTCCATGAGATTGTGTAAGTGCTTTAATGTTTTCAAATTCTTTTTCAGGATAAATCTCCATATCAATATCATTATCTGGAGCTAAATCATAAATAGGTGCTTGAGGTTGAGCAATACCTGTTAGAAATTGTCTACCTGCATTTTTACCTGCTCCTGATGTAAATGGTACAAGACCTTGAGCAGCTTCTGGTATAGCTGTATCTGTTCTACCAAAGTCATACACTGTGTTACCTTCAGGTACTAGATCAACTCCATCTGAACCAATACCTAAACCAGGATATTGAGTATCGAATTGTTCTTTAGATAATGCACTAGGTGTTACACCTTTAGATTTAAAGTACTCTTGTTGTGCTAAGTACTGAGGATTAAGTTTATCAAAGTTAGCTTGTTGTGCTTGTAACTCTAAGTGTCTAGGTGAACCAGGTACTACTGACTCATCAATATTAATATCACCCCCGTTAGGTTTTAAGTTACCACCATATGCTCTAAATGCCTTATCACCTAATCTACCTATCTGTAGATTCTCTTGTAGATTACTACCTTGAAATGAACCCTTTAAAGCACCTGCACCAACTTGTCCTGCTGCACCTATACCTGATGCTAATGGCATTATGGCATTATTCATCTGACCTATAGATTGTGCATACTTACCTGAAGCTTCTGGGTTAGCTCTGAGTTGTTCTACTCTAGCTCTCTCTTCATCAGTACCATCTAAAGCACCAATTGCTTGTTGACCCATCTTAACAGCTTGACCTGCACCAAATATAGAACCTACAACTTGTCCAGCAGTAGAACCTATTTGTTCACCTACTCTAGAAGCATCTGCAAAACCTTGATTACGGTAAGCATCATCTCCAATAACATCTGTAGCTCCTACTGCAGATAATAACGTATCACCAGCAAATTTAAATGAGTCACCTATCTTACTACCGAAGTTACCACCACCAGAGTACTGAGGTAGCTTACCTCCGTTAGCAAAGTTAGCTAACCACTCATCTGCAGTTATACCGTTAAGATTATTTGGAGAGCCTACAGGATTTGCAGCTAACCACTTAGTCCACGCTTTAAATTCTTTAGACTGTGAAGCTTTTTTAGATTTTGCCATAATAAAGTATAATAAACAAATATATTAATAATAAACAACTATTACTACTACATTCTTGTAGGCGTATAGCTAATAACCACATCTGAAAGTACCAACCTTTTATCTAAGTTATTATCAAACGTAAGCTTTAGAAAGATATGGTAATTTCTTAGTTTTGGGTTTGAGATAGCATTTAAACTGTTAGTTGCTGTAACATCACGTTTAAGTTTATGTCTCCATACTCTCATTCTACGTTTAGCAATAGTACCTACTGACATAGTAATAACACCTGTGTTTTGGTATTCATTGTAACCTTGAACAGAACTAAGTGTTTCATTAACTATATCTTTTTTGTTTAGCGTTACCTCTGATAGGTACTCTAAGTTATTAAATATAGCAATCACATCTGGTGAAGGCATTACAACTAATGTTATATCTGAAGGATATGATATACCGTAGAAGTTACCGTAGTTAGACTCCTCGTGTATGTACCCATTGTTTCTAGTAACAGGATCTATAGAGATCAGTTTATCATCAAAGTTTAAATAACTACCTGGTTTGAAATCATAAAACGATTCAAAAGCTTGTAGCTTTTCTCTGTAGCCTATAGTTACACCTGGAACATAACTACCTGTTGCAGAATCTAGAGCTTTAAAACTAGTAGAACTTATAATATCTGCGATTAGATAGTCTCCTTGAATTAAACATTCAAAATAACTAGAACCATTAAGAACTATGTCACCTACCGTGTAGTACCCGTCAGCAGCAGTGATAACCTTACTTCCACCTAAAAATGTATATAGTACACGTTCATTCTTTTTATCATAAACACCGTGTACACCTACTGGAGAACTAACATATAACTCATCTGAATCTCTTAGTATCTCTTTAATATTACCGTGAAAGTAACTGTGTAAACCTAAAGCTTCAGTTAATGACTCACCCTGTAGCATATATATCTTTTGTTGTGAGGAGTCATAATAGTAAACAGCTCTGTCAGTAACTACGATAGAGTGTTGGTGTCTTGTACCACTAGTTTCAGTGAGATACTTATACTTACCTATTAACTGACCGTCACCTAATACAAGCTCTGCACCAGTTACATCTTCAATAACAGCTCTTTCAGAAATAGGAAGTATACCTACCCCTCTATCTTGAAAGAAAAATAGTTGATCTTTAAAAGCTACAATTTTATGTATTTGACCCATTGAGCCGTCCATGTCATCAAATTGATTAGCTGGGAAATTTCTCCAACTATCAGTTAACTCATTATCTATTTTATTACGAGATACTCTGATTCTATTAGGAAATTTAAATGTATCTGGTAATAAAAAGTCTTTAGCTATATAATCTGTTCTAACATTATTAGATTGAAAGTGTCTGTTATCTAGTGTGAAGTGTTCAGTGTTAGATAAATCCCCCTTAGTAAAAGCTGAGTCTATAGAACCTCTAAAGTAATTATTAATATCTAAAGACTCACCTCCGAAATGTTCTCCTGTACGCCAAGCTGTGTTAACTGGACACTCTGCACAAAAAACAAACCCTATAGACATCTTAGCATCAGCTGCTGTTTTAAATGGTATAGTAGTCACACCAGTTATATGTTGTCTCATATACTCTCTATCGTAAGATACAATGTGTGTATCACCACCAAAAGCAGTAACTGTATGAGATGTAGCAGAATCACTATTAATGATTTGATATGCTCCTGTAGTTAAATATACATTTTTACTTCTAGCTTCATATGTATTACCACCGTATTGATTAGTTAACTCTCTACAATAACCTACTTCTTTAAAATAGTGTAGCTCATTTTGATATGCTGTAGGATAACTAACCTTTCTATTTAAACTAGCTCCAGATGTTATATGGTCTGCAGTAGTAGTACCTAATCTAACAAACTGTTTAGCTGTACCTAAACCTAAAGGAGTACTGTCATCACCATTATAAAAAGTGTATGATGTATTACACACTAACTCAGCATCTCTACCACCTAACGCTAGTGTACCAAGTAAAGTAGTATCAGCAGCAACTGTACCATCATTATAGATAACCTCACCATCAGTAAGATATCTCTCAGCAGCCATTCTATAGTTTTGAACAGTACCTGATTCAGCTGCAAACTTTTTAGCTCTATATAAAAACCCTGTAGGTACATCATCTATATCAGCAGCACCTACGTTTTCGTTAGCGTTATCATCATTATAAACATACTCTATACACTCGTAGTAACCATAGTCTCTAATAAAATCTGTAGATGTATTAACACTAAAGTTAGTATAATCTCTAAACTCAGAAGAGGGTCCTGTAAAGTTTAAGTGTGTTAGATGAGAATCAAAATAATTACTTGTATTGTTTCTTCCTAAGATAGAAGGGTGATCAGCTAACATTAACGTAGTATTTACGTTACCTCCATCATTAGTTTCAGTATCACCGTATGTTGTAGTACCTACTGTCATTTTTGCATCAATAGGTCTATTACTGTTAGTCCAGTTAGGTTTAGAATTGGTACTTCCTGGGTAATGATTAGTAGTCATCTCTGCATACTTTCTTAGTAAAGCACCTGCATTATTACCATTATTAACAGTACCCCCTGTACCTGTACCTGTACCGTAATCCATATAATTAGTAACTACTCCTGTACCTAATCTACTCCTATCTGAAGCTGTACGTTCTACTCTTACTACCTCAAACCCTGAAATGTCAGATTGAATAGAAGTTATATCCACATCAAATATAATTCCTAAGTTGTAATTATAAGTATTAATGTTTGCTTGAGTTTGATGATCAGGAACGTTTTCACAAGATGATGTAGAATCTGGAGAATCTGATACCTTATAAGCTGTACCTAGGGATGGGTCAGGGAATTTAATATCTCCTATCCATTTAGCATATGATCTTTGTCCTGATTTAGAATAGAACACTATAGCAAATCTATACACTTCCCCTCTAGCATAACCTGTAAATGAAGCGTTCATCATTGCAGATTTATTACTATTTAACTCATTAGTTAAATCTACTTGTAAAGCAGTACCATCTAAATTAGTTACTCCAGAGTTATACAGGTTACCACCTACTCTGATATCAGATAAGTTATAACCTTCGTTTACAGCAGCGTTATCTTTCAATGCTCTAGAGCCTGTTGAACCTACTCTGGAGTTAGTTGTAAATGTATATGATACATTAGTACCTTGTCCACCTATAGTAGAACCATCTAATTTATATATTTGTTTTGCAGCTCCTGAATCAAAACTATAATCAGTACCGTATACAGTTCCTGTGTCATCATTGGTAGGGTTAATAGCATCATGCGTGTCTGGTATAGTAGTTAAATCACTACCAAACGTAGTTACATAAGTCTCATCAGTGTTACCTCCGTCATCAAATATATGAAAGTTACTTGCTGCATTAAATCTATATGCTCTAGAATCATAAGTAATATCAAACTTAGACTCTTTAATATTACCCGCAGTTAATACCTTATCTCTATCTTCTAGTGTTTTAGCAGTAAAAGGAACACCTATTTCCATGAACTCCGTAACAGGTATGTTAATGTTATTGTCTAAAGAGCTATGTGTAAAAGTCATAGTAGCTCCTGTAACACTATAGTCATCTACTTTATAAACTGCAGGGGAATTTAAAGATTCCCATATAACAGCATATAACTCTATAACATCAAAGTCTTGATCTATATCATTAATTGTGATATCTAAGGACTTATTAGTTACAGTACTAGCGGCTGTAGAATCTAATTCATAAAAGTTAACATTTGTATCATTAGATAAATTATCTTGCACATCTATTAACTGTGAACCTGGTGAAAATATAGATTCTCTACCATCAGTATCTAGTAACTTATAGAAGTACTGATAATGTGCTCCTGCAGGTAAACCGTTGGCTATAGTACTAATATTTGTTACTATAGGTTTAGATAATGTAACCTCTGAAATTAAACCAAGATCATTAGGTTTAACACTCATTAATTCTGTATCAAAGACATTAGCCACTCTAATTTGATTGAAGTAGTCTGTCCAATATACACGGCCCTTCTCATCAGTTTCGTAATTAGCAACAGTGTCCCGTATATAAGTTTCCGTAGAAAAATTAAGATAATCATTATATAGTAAATGTGCAGTTGGTACAAGTAATGTCCCAGAAGCACCATCAATAGCTGTTCTAGAACCTGAAGTAAATTTAAATTTCCATATTTGACATAAACCTGAAGAAGGCTCTACAGTTTCATCATCTGTAGTAAATACTATCATCCACTCATTTAATCTACACCAACCTGCTATGTATATAGCTGTTGCTGCTGCTGAATAAACTGTAGGTAGTGTACCAGTGATAGCGTATGCTGTATCTACTACTTGTATATATACTCCACCGTCATTGAAGAAAATGTATACACTATTAGTTAATAGTAAACCCGCAACTCCTGCGTTAGCAATAATCTTATCATAAATACCTTCTATAGTATCTGTAGATAAAAGATTAACTGTATGCCCACCAACTATAACAGTGCCTGTAACACCTGCAGATACTAAGTATCTAGCACCCACTGTAGGGAATCTAAATAGTTGAGAAGTACCTCTCTCGTTTTCAATGCTACCAGTAGACATACCAGCATCAGTGATCACTTTAATGTTATTAGCGTGAAAATAGTTTTTATTATTATACTTATCTTTAGCTAGGTCTTTGTTAATACCCCCAGTAAAGCCTACTTTGTGTTGAGCCATGATTAGTAAGAGTTATGGTTTTTTTGTTGTTGTGGTTGAGCATCAAACTTAAACCCTGACGAATGAGAGTTTAATGTTGGTATAAGGCGTAAGGATGAGTTAGTCCAAGCTTGCATATAATCTACATCTGGTATAATCATTGACATCTTAGCTGAACCTGTAGCAAATGCTAGTTCACTTTGAATTATTTGTAGTTTGTCTCCTCTAAGTTTATCTTGAAAGAATAACTTCATTGCTAATTTCTCTGCAATGTATAAAGATACATATCTAATATACTTATCGTCATCTGGTATAGTAGGTAAACCGTCTTCATCTAAAGACATACCTCTATAAGATATCTCTAAATCTCCAGTAGTGATATTAGTGAAGATAAAGTTTTCGTTAGTAGTATATGTATTTACTAGAGCTACACAATCCTCACAATTAGATATTGCTTCACCCTCACATCTGTAGTAGTTACTTAAATGGTATTGATCAAATGATCTAACCATTGTTTCTCCAGTATCGAAGTTTCTAACACCGTTAATGTGCATTATATCACAAGGTAACTCACCTCTACCGTTAACTAAAGTAATCTTTTTAGATATCTTATCTTCATAAGCTGGGTATACACCTAATATATTAATAGCCTCAGAGGACCACTCAATAACATCTGACCATACTATCTCTGTATTGAAACCCCAATCTCTATATACTTTCTCAAGTACTCTTTTAATACTTACCTTTTTACCTGTGTTATACATAATCTTTATTTAAGGGTTAACAAATTCGTAGTATATATTTTCAAAATCTTCTGATTTAACATACGTAGATAATAATCTTTGGTTTGTTCTAGTAGGTTTAAAGTAGTATACGGACTTATTAGTTGCGTTACTAGTAAACTTATTATAGTACCAACTGTAGATGTAACCACTAGAATGGGTATTAGTGTGAAATACTCTTTTTCTATCTGGCATAGCTAGTATCTCAGCTTCTGTTTTATTTGGGTATATCTCAGCCCAAAGCTCTTTAGTTCGCTTAAAATCTACAGGAAGATACCTAGTATCTACTTTACCATCTTCAGTAGTTTTTAACTTGTGTTTTTTCTTGATCACAGAGATATAACCTAATCTGCCTGGTAACTTAAACTCATACCCTTCAAAGATGATAGCCTTAGATATCTCTTCGTTAAGATCTTTAATTACCTGTGAGTATATAGAGTAGTCTAATTTACTCTCTGGGTTCTTCTTTTTAAAGTATTTAAAGAAGTCAGTAATACCTACATGAACTTCTATTTTACTTTTAGCACCTATATTTCTACCTGGATTAAGTAGGCTCATTATTATCTGCTTTAGCGTTGTTAGTATTATCTTGAGGAGCTTGTAGTGCTGTTTGAAAGTTGAGCTGTAATATAGCGGCTTTCATGTAATCAATCATCCAAGCGTTAATAGGATACTTACTAGCATCTGTATAACAAACTGTATTATTAGCACATTGATTAAACTTACCTACTTCTTGTGGATCTTCAAATACACCTCTTACATTAATGTGAGTAGCGTATTTAAGCAAACTGTTATTCTTAGCCACTACATATATCTTATCGTTTAGTAAGAACGTAAAGATTTGGTTACTATTAAATCTACCATTACCTGACCATATAGCTCTCTCATACGATACATGACTAAAAGGTATAGTATGTTTATCAATAGGAGCTACTCTAGTTATAGCAGTCTTATTATGTAATTCTATAGTGTTAGGTATAGTATCTTTAGTTCTAAGAATTTTACAACCATCAGATATATCACAACAATCAGCTTTATCAGCTAACTCTAGCTCTAAGCAACCTAGATCTTGGATAAGGTTATCATCTATAGTTCTATTCTTATTGAGTTCGTTACGAACAAGCAAAGCTCTCTGGGTTTGAATCCAGAAAGCTAGCTGTCGTTTGTCGAAGTTATCATCATCTGAGAGATTAGGTCTTACTAATTCCCATAAGTCAAATATAAGTTTATTTAGAGTTATCATTGTTTATCATTTTTTTTTTTTTTATTATCTAAGTACTTCATATAAGTTTTGTTTGATATGTCATAGTTAACATTACAAACATCACATTCCATGTGTACTTTAATTATACCACTCACAGGTGTACTTCTTCTTAATAAACTAGTATGTACTGAGGCACATGCTGGACAATGATACTTTTCACCACCCTGTAGTATAGCATGATTTGTAACGGGTTTAGTATACTTCTCTACATAATTATATAGATCTTCTAAAGTAGCTACATCACCATTACAGTACTCAATCATTTTCTTTTTAGCTTCATTATGAACTTTAGTTTTACCTGTTTGATCAGATAAGATATCAGTCCATAAATCAAAACCACCTGTTTCTATTTTACCAGTTAAACCGAAAAACTCAGCACAATACTTTAATGTATTAGAGTTTAATGTAAACTGTGCTCTAACCTTCTTTAAGGTATCAAAGCTTCTAAACTTATTAGGTAGATTTAAACCGTGTTTAGCAGCTCTAGTATTTACCCATTTAATATCAAATTTATCAGAGTTATGTCCAACTACCTCATCAGCTTCTTTTAAAACAGGTATGAACTTCTCTAATATATTTTTATCATCATAATAACCATCCCAAAATATATTATGAACTTTATCTTCACCTGCCCATTTGTAAGAGATACACATTATAGCTCTCTCTTGTATGATATTACTATAATGAACATTTAGCTTATAACCAGCTCTCCAAAAATAACCAATATTAGGAGCTGTCTCAATATCAAAAAACAATCGTTTAATTACTTTATTTTGAGAACCTCTTAATCTACGTCTAGCTTCATCTCTAGCTTCATAGATATCAACTCTGTCTACCTTCCACCTCTCAGCTAGGTGACCTGCACCTTTACCTAATTGTTTAGGGTATTTTAAAAACCTTTGTACTAAATCTTCTTTCTTCTTCGACATTTGTTTTTATTTAATTAATGTATTAAAACACCTTTGACAAGTCCCAATCTTTAAACCGTTAAACATTGCAGAGTTTGGAAAAATATTACAACCGTTTTTTATTATCTTTACTATTTGTTTTCTAGTTGCTTTTTTCCGTTGTAACGTCTTGGTAACGTCAAAAGTATAGTATTTATTTTTTTCCACTTCTATAGTTTATAAATTTTCCATTTAAAATAAGTTTCTGCAGTTAAAAGTTAATAAATTATATTTTTTATTTTTTATTTTTTCATATCTATTAATGAAAAGTTCTTTATTAAGGTCAGTGTCCTTGATTATATCGGTTTTCTTTATAACAGTGTCGCATATTATAGGTGTTCTAATACCTTTCTTAAATCTTATTGTCTTGTTATTACACGTATACCTAACTGAACACTTTGGGCTTAAAGATGTTGCAGCACCTAAAAGTGTTAACAGTTCATTTGGCTTACTATAAATCTTTTGTATTTTATTTATATTATAATTATCGCTTTTTAGTCTTTCCCATTTATAACGATTTTTAAATATTAAAATATGAATAATAAGAGTAACTGAAAAAAGCACAAAATAATTAAAAATACCGAAACTATCTGTTTTTAAAATTATCATTTGTAAATAATCAAAACAACTATACGCAAATATAATCATAGCTGATGCTGAAAAAAAAAGATTTAAAACCGTTTTTTCTGACTTTTTAAAAATATAAGAAGAAACTACCAACATCAAAATATTATCCATTAGAAAATATAAATTATCACTATCAAAATATTCGGGTAAATATCTCATAAGTAAAAGCCATATTAAAAAAAATATTATCACCCTCTTTTAGGTCTTTCTTTTGGCTGTCCGTTTACCCAATCCCCTTCAGCACTTTTGGAAACTTGTTCATCTTTAATTGAGTCTTCTAGTTTAGAAACTAAAGTTTTAATTTCTTTTACTATTTCTTTTTGTTCTTCATTCATAATTATTGGTTTAAATAGTTATTAATATCATTTATTATATTGTCATGTACCCCCTGAGTATATCCGTTATCTATATCGTCTTGAGTTATTCCTCCAACAAATAATTTGTTTAGTCTTTTTCTTGCTTGTTTAAAATGTCCTCTAATCAACATTGTAGCAACAGGCATTAATTTAGTATAACAATAGTCAATATTGTCCTCCGTCAACTCTCCAGATGCAAACCTTAACCCGAAATAGGTGGCGATTATCTCATTAAAAAGCGTATGTCCATTTCTTGAGTTTTCCCTTAGCTCTGGTAATATAGGCTCAATGTCTCTGTCAGATAATGCGTAGATTTTGTTTAACACAGTAACAACCTCTTGAAATACTGGTGTCTGTTCTGAGAAATCCCAGCCCCAATTACTTTGTAAGTCTAGTGAATCACCGTTTATACCTAAATAATCTTCTGTGTTTAATGGCAGAGTGTGTTCGTTACAAAATTCATTAACTGCTAGTGCTTCATTATTAGCTTCTCTAAACTCTTCTAAGGCTACTAAACCCGTTCCTATTTTTATTATTCCTACTATCATGATAATTCTTGTTTAAAGTACATTGTGCATTCTCCTGGTTTGTCGCTAGCATCCCACTCTATTTCCACATAGTCACCTGCTAAAACGCTTACACTTATTGTTTCAACTCCTGTTTTGTTGGCGTTCATTGAACTTAAAACAACGGTAGCCTGAACCACCCCATTAACATGAACCTTCATTTGCGTTGAGGTTGTGCCATCTTTAGTTTGGTATGCTAACCGTATTAGTGTACCGTCTTCTATTATCGGTTGCCTTGTTTTTGTTTTGCTGGTTTCGTCTGCATCAGAAGACTTCCCATTGGCAACTAAAAACCGACCTATACTATCACTCTTTGCACCAAAAGGACAACAAGCAATTATAGGCTTATACCCCACCAACGTTGAACCAACTCTTTGCAATAACTCTCCGTCAGCAATTGCACCCGCCACTAATGAAGTTGGCCCACTAGTTTCCGTTATAGCTGTTACTTTCGGATTGGGATATGTCCCACCTAAATCACCACCAGCAGAACCACTTGGAGGCCCACCGCCACCAGTAGCTAAAGCTGCTATTGCTTGAGCTATTCTCAGCGGAGTCCATCTCTTAACTGTAGTAGCTGTACCTGCTTCTGCTTCTGCTTGAGATACGACAGCAACTTGATTATTATATGAGGTCTCTATTTCTACGTCAGACTGATCTGCAGTTGCTCCCGATTCGATACCTTCAAGTTTTTCCCTTTCTAAAGAAGTTATTGTTGACCCTGAAATAGTATCTCCATTCTCATCTTCAGCAACTATATTAGCATCTGAAAGCAATACAAATAAACTCTCAGATTCTAATAACTCAGTATAAGTGAAGTTTTCTAGTAAGTCTTGAAATACAGTTGTTACAGTTACGTGAAGGTCAGTTATCGACTCTGTTGATGTTACCGTTTTTATGTTAAATTCTCTAGCCATTATGCTACTCTTATTAGTTTAATATAAACATCCCAAACCGTTGATAAATCAGCAGCATCATCACTCCTAATATCAAATAGTACAGATTTTATCCCAGAAGTTAAAGTTAATGGGAAGGTTTTCGCAAAGCCCCACTGTTGGGAACTACCTGAGCTACCCCCACTTCCCGCAGAGTCTTTTGGTTCTTGTTTGTGGGTTACCCCATTACTAAAAATATCTCCTAGTACTACACCATCAAAAGTTAACCTACTTTCAAAATCACTATTTGTAGCATTATGATTCCATCCATAAGCAATACTTAAATCATAATCTCCTGCTACTAAAGACGAGGTGCTATCATTGATAACACTAACCCATGTAGTGTGTGGAGCTGAGGTGTTTCTTTCCGTAGATAATATAAATTGATTAAGGTTAGTTCCATAGACTGAGGGAGAAGGTCCACTTGACGCTAATGTGACTCTACCTTGTTGGTCAACTGTAATACTTACATTAGTATAAGACCCAGGAGTAACCGTAGTATCCTCTAAATCAATCGTAATGTCATCAGTGTTTTCTATTGATCTTAATGCTGTACCGCTTATAATTGATTTAAAAGGAAGGTCTACACCTACTTTAGCTTTAGCTAACCCTGCACCTGTGCCAACATTACTTGAAGTGTTTGCTTCACCCTCTCCAAAAACAATATCTACCCCATTTGAATCTCTTCTAGTATATTTGTTTGAGTTATAAGAGTTATTGAAGAACCAGTAATCCGTTCCTGTTGGGTTTCCTATTAAAGAACCGTCTGCTATTCCTAATTGTATTAAAGCCATTTATTTTAAAATTAATTCTCCGTCTATAATTAAAGTCCCGTCTATCTCTAAACGATTCCAGTTTGTCATCTGTTTATTTTCTTCAATTGTAACCGTATCGCCTGAGTTTATTTTAGAATACCCTGAATGATAATCATTGCCTGTATTTTCTAAATCCTCTATAACTCTTAATAAATCTTCTATGTCAGCTTTAATCTCTGCTATAGTAGTTGTGTTATCCTCTATTAAAGTAACATCTGTAATTTCGTCTAATCTACCCTCACTATTACCTATAAAGTATCTAGTTCCGTCAATTCTATTATCTTCTGTTTGATAAGTTACACCGTTAAGGGCTTCCTTCTTAGAATGAATCTCACGAAGTTTTGATATACTGTATAGCTTAGCCATTACTTTTTACCCTTAATTTTTAGCAAGTTAAGAAAAATTCCTTGAATAAGAGAATCTTTCGCTACTAAAAATACATAACCTAAAAACATTACTGTTATATAAGTTAGTAAATTCATCTCGTATTCTTCAGTAACTAAGTCACCAAAGAAGAACATTACATTCGCTGATAACATTATACCAACTCCTATAATACTTGTAATAATACTTTTTAATCTACTTTTCATAATTATCTAATTTACCTTCTATATAAGTAATACGTCTGTCTATTTCAATTAACCATTTTCTATCTTCTTCTAACATCTTAAAAACTAGATCTCCAGTTTTCATATTACGTTGATGTCTCTTATCACTACGTTCACCCCATACCTCAAACTCTCTAAGATCAGATACTGCTTTATCTGTTATCTTAATCTCCAGAGCTTTAATAGCAGCTTCATTGCTTTGTACTTGGTAATAAAAAAAGAAACACCCCCCAATTAGTGAACCTACTGCAACAAGTATTTTACCCCACCCATTTACAGCATTACTTATTAAGTTAGCCTTATGTAGCTTATCTTCCACTAGTTCTTTAAGTGTGTTTTATCAATATCAATATCAATATCTTTACCTTTTTCTATAGTTTGTTTTTTAATTTTATTATCAAGTTTAATGTTCTTAATTTTGTAAAGTAAGAATACAAGTCCTGCTAAACCTGTACAAGCTGTAATCCAAGGATTGATATCTCCTATGTTAAGTGTTGAGCTAATCTGTAATACTATTGCTGCACCTGCTGTCGTGTAACCCCCCGCTTCACCTACAGGAGAGTTTAAGATTGAATTGATCATTTTTTTCGTTTAAAGTTTAGTTTAAATTTAGCTCCTACCATAAACTGTTTATTAAAAGGGTCGTACCCTGCTTCTATGATAGTTTTGTTTTTAAGTTGTAACCCAATCATAGGTGTAACTGTCATTGGTTGTTCACCGAATGTTGATGTTATCCCTAATAAAAAATTCATCTTATTATCTAATTTTGTAATGACTGTGGAATCTTTGATAAAGATACTGTCAACCCTGTGTATAAACTTTGGGAATTTAGGTGTGTAAGAGATGTTCTGTGATACTAAACCTAATACAGAATCTCTTAGTGTAAGTTTAGTTAGTATATCCCCTGAGATCAAACTATCTGATACATGTGTATGAAACTTAAATAACTTAGTACTGTCGTCTATGTTATAAATGTTTTTATATAACAGTCTGGTTTTAGTTACAGTAACAATCTTTTCAAATTCTACAGTATCTATATGAGTAACGTATGTAGTATCTGTATAATGCTCAACGATAATATCCTCTGGTTCTGTAAAAGAAGAACCACATTTACCCCATACAAACATAAGTAACAGTACGCCTATTATAAGATTTTTAACTGTATGCATTATATCAGCACTATTCATTATAAACCGTTATTCTCAATAAAACATATAGACTCTACTATAGCATCAACTATTTTATTTTGTCCTTCTTCAGTAAGTAATATCTCTCTACATTCACTTTCGTTAGTCATAAAGAAGTTCTCTAACAATACAAACGGACAATTAGTATACTTAATTATATAGAAGTTAGCTTCTTTATCTACATCTCCATCTTTAGTATCTTTTCTAAAACGTCTATCTCTAAACTTATCTTGAAATCTATTATAAAAGATGTCAGCCATTTTATCAGATCTAGTTACTCCAGGTGAAGTAAATATCTCCCAACCATTAGCAGACTCTTTAGAGTAACCGTTGGAGTGTACAGATATACCTAATAAATTGTCATTAGGTAGTTTGTTAACAAAGTTAACTCTAGCTTTTAATCCGATATCAGAAGGGTCATGTGGTTCCACTGTGTAAATATAATCAATATCTAGCTTATCTAATCTATAACCTACTTTTTCTACTATTTGTCTGTTACCCTCACCCTCAAAGTATTGAGAACCGTCTTCCCATACAGGTGATCTTTTACCTTTAGTTTGATAAACACCGTCTTTAACACCACCGTGTCCTGGGTCGAGTACGTATATATACTTACTTGGTTTCTTACTCATATCTTCTGTAATTTTATGTTGTTCTAGTGCTTCTTTAGTTATATTCATCTATTATTCTGTGTAGTGTGAAGTGGTCAAAAGCACCCCTACCTACAAACTCAAATGCGTGTGATTTACTTAAATAATTATAAAGGGTTAACTATAACACCCTCTTCATTATAAATTGGAACATCTATCATAGGATCTATTTCTATATATTCTATTGGTAATACATTTTTAAATATATCTGGATGTGTAACCAAGCTGTTAACATCACAAAAATAAATACCACTAAAAGTTATACTATAGTAAAAGCGGTTTAAATCAACTTTTAAATTTTTATTAGTTTCCGCAAACTCTTGAGTTATTTTAATATATTTTTGTGTCATTATCTGCCTAATATTACATTAAATGCTTTTATTTCAGTATTAAAATCTGTAACTTCTGTAGCTAATAAACCACTACCAATTGAAGCAGATTTTGTATTTCCAGATACTAAGTTGATAGGTGACCCGTTATTATTCCATCCTGCAATATATGAACTAACTAAAGGTAACCCATCAAAAATAATTCCTGTACTAGATATTTCAACTACAGCATCTACATATAAAGCTATATCATTATTAGCTCTTCTTGTACCTATCATAGGTACATTATCTCCTACAGAGGGGTGTACACCTTCAAGAACAACTTGATTAATAGAGATTCTAAAATCACTTGGAGGATTAGGATTTTGTCTAAAAAAGCATGAGTCGAAAACATTATCTCTACTTCCCATTGATACTGCAGAATTTGTATTTAAATCTACATATTGTTGTATATGTGAACTAAATTGCGCTAAATCTATTTGAGGACTATTACCCATATCTGCATATTGAGTAGTACCGTTAGTTATCATACCTGTAGCATCATGTGTAGGTGAGCCGACAAATGTTAAAACAGAAGTAGCTGTAACAGCGTCAATAGCGTGGGTTGCTGGTGTACCTCCTACAAATGGAAAATAATGCTGTAGATTAGACCATACTCCATCAGCTTTAAGTGTAATTATACTATTTTGAATAGCATCCCTTAAAGTATCTAAATCTATTCCATATAATGCAATAGCATTTAAATCTCCACTATTAGCAACAACTAAAGCATCATAATATGCTTTAGCGTCATTATCTGAGAAAGAGTACCCTCCACTAGAAAGAGTTTTAGTTCTAAATATATCTATACCTAATCCTAACATTATAACTTAAATATTTTTTTAATTAATCTTTGTAACCAATTATATTTATGTACAATAACTTTACCCTCTTTAAGTTCTATTTTATGGATAGAGTTATCTATTTCATCTATAGAATTATTAATGTTCATGTACAAATACAGCTCCTGACGTTAGTTTAAGTGTACTTATACTAGGTAAATACCATACATGCCCTGCAAGTATAGTTTTTCCTGCTAAAGTATTAGCACCTGACCTAGAGCTATATGTTATACTATCAATTACTGTATCCTCAGTAGCTTGAATAGCATAACCCTTTAAACCTGTTCTCAGCACAGTGTCTGATATAAAGTAAGGATTTGTATTTAATAATGACTTATTTAATAGCTTCTGAGCTGCATCATTACCTTTTTTTGAATTTATAGACATAGTTATTTATTTAATTATTATTTACTATGCTAATACAGGAGCAGAAGTTCCGTCAGCAGTATTATAAAGTGCAATAGGTGTCCATCCAGAAGCACCCCACATAAGCTCTACAGTATCACCAATATCAGCAAAAGTAATTGTTGTACCTCCATTAAGAGTAGTAGGTGTTAATGTACCGTCTCCTCCATCTACTACTAGTTGAATCTTTTTAATCTGACCCATTACACCAGTATCAGCTAAAGTAAGTGCATCTGCACCTGTAGTAGTTAATGCTGTGTAATAAGTAAGTGTGCTAATTGCACCTGCTCCAGATAAATCCTGTTGAACTACATTAGGCATCATAGATGCGTAGGTAACTACTATAGCGTCTACACTAGATATAAAAGTATCCTCTTGTAACTGAATCTCATTAGTTTGGATAATGATATCTTTAGATCCTGCTATGTAAAAATCAAGTACATCATCAACAGCACATGTTAAATATGTGTCTGTATCATTATCAAGATAAAGTTTTTTAGCTAACTTTAATTTAATATCACCGTTGTGTAATAGTACGTCTGAAACTTTTTGACCATTTCCGTCATCTGTAAAAACTGTAACTCCCATTTTATTTTAATTTTTTATTATTTATATTTATTTTTATATTCTTTTAGCAACTACAGTACTTATCTAAAGTACAATACAAAGTATTTAACATCTGACATAATTCCTCAGTTGTTATGTTATTTATAGTTGCATTAGTATCATCATCACCTGCACTTGCATCATATGCTGTAATTCTGCATAGTAAAGCTCTTGCGAACTTTAAATCTCTTATTTCATCTGTAAGATTACAAAGTTTGTACTTACCTAATTTTTTAGATATAGTATCTCCTAAACATGCAAGTTTACATTGATACTTTGTTACAATCTTTTGTTTATCTAATTCAGTAGTCATTACCCTAAGTAAATTGGTGTAATTGTATTTAAGTTCCATTCGTTTGATACAGCATAGTTACCTATACTAGCATCTGCAAGATTAATAGTAAACTTAGACAAAGTTACAGTTACTGCAAGTCCCCCGTAATCCCCTATCATATTATACTTAGAAACAATGTTACCCCAAGCAATACTGTTACAAAATATAGCTGCAGTAGCACTCTTACCATCTATAACACCCCTAAAATGTAAAAAGTTTAAAGAGTCTAACGCAAACTGAGGTACTGTAGCGTTTTCACCAGAGGCTATCCAACCATTAACTAAAGGTACATTAGTCCAAGTTAAAGTATTTGATGTAGGTCCAGCGTTTATATAAGTTGAGTCACTTAACCCTATAATTAAAGATCCTTGTGGGTAAACAGTACCACCTATTGGAGTAACTCCATTAGAGATTACTGCAGATGTAACTGAGACACCGTTAGTACCGTTAGTACCGTCAGATCCAATATAGTCTACCCAAGTAACAAAATCAGCCTGTAATACAGAACCTAATTTAGTTACAAAAGATACATATTGTAACGAAGCATTAGCTGTATACGAAAAATCAGTACCTGAACTATCTGAAGCAAATGCTACATAAGTACTTAACCCATCAGAACCAGTAGCTAAAGCTAATGGTATTTTATTATCATCACATTCTGAACAACTCATAATTAACAATTACATTGGTAGTCACAGAATCTCTGTAACCTAGTTTCTATTTCTGTTTTAATTGCTGCCTTCTCACACATAACAGCAGATTTGTATGCATATAGCATAGCTTCAATAAGTAAAAAATCATCTACTACTGAAGTATCACAAGAGTCATTACATAAACTTTTAGCAACTTTAGCTAATTGTTTAGTAATACAACATTCAAAATTACATGTAGTGAGTAGTGTTTGTGAATGAGTGTACATATCCCCTCCTGCAATTATAGTGTAAACTACAGTATAAGTGTCATCAGGTAAAGAGAATGAATAATCTGTAAATATAATTTCTCCAGATACCGAACTAGGAATCTCACCTGTAACAGTATAAGTGAACTCTGTATTACCAGCTTCATCAGTGACAACGATAGTTGCGCTAGTGACTGAACTACCTATTACTGAGTTCGCTACACCCCAGCCAGTAGTGTTGCCCGTAGAGTATATATTTGTAGTATCGGTAAAGCTAATCGTAGAACAATTAGTTTGACACATCTTTAATGTTGGAGAAAAAGCCATAAGATTTAACTTAATTAATATTAAAAATAATAAAAAGAAGGGAGCTACACAAATCGTAACCCCCTATCTTAGTAATTTATATAGCTATTATGTCATTGCTAATCCACCAGAAGCAACAATACTAGTTCCAGCTAAAATTTCTAGAACATCAGTAATATCATTTGCAGTAGCTGCGATAGCATAAGTTGCTCCACTTGCATCAGTAGGTACAGCCAACGTTAAAACAGAAGGTGATACGTTAACTGAGAATGAAACATTATCTCTAGCATCAAAAGTCATGTCAATTAATTCATAACCTCCACCTGCTGGAGCAGCAACAACGTTACTTCTAGAAGAGTGAATTGTAGAGAAACCTTCTCTGTAAACTTCACCTTCATTACCTTGAGAAAACCACTCTAGTTGAGCAATTTGGTTAGGTACACCAACCCCTCTATACGCAGCAGTTGATTTTAAATCTTGAGAAGTAGTTCCGAAATCAACTAATTGTGTTTCCCACATTGCAACTTCATAGTTTTCTTTACCAGTTACATACCCTAAAGCAGCACCTGTAAGAGAAACTCCCCAATCAGCAGCAGCACCTAAAGCAACAGTAATTCTTTCAACTGCGTTATTTGCCACAGCAGCATTAGTAGCTCCTTGATAAGGTCTATCTAATACGATTGTATCTGTAGTAGTGTTGATAGATATGATCTTATATACATCATCTGCAGTAGTAGTACCGAATCTTAAATATTCGTTAATTAACAAAACAGTTGCTCCCGTAGCATCATCAACATCTGTATTAAACAAAATTGATTTAGATCCATTTACAACAGATACTGTACCTGCTCCTGTAGGAATAATTGCTCCAGCATCATTACAAAGTGCTTCAAAAGTAATAAACTGCTCAGCTTCTCTAGAGAAGTTAGAGATTAAATTACCTGCCAATCCAAGTGCAATTTCAACTTGGGAAGCTGAAGAATCAGACTGATAAACACCAAACTTAACTTTTCTACCATCAGTATTACTTTTTAACAACTCTTGTACTTGGATGTTAATCTTATACAAGTTATCATTAATTGTGTCAATAGAACCAGAAGTTCCGTTATACCCAAGAAAATCTACTTGTTGAGTAGCAGCTGCGTAGTTACCTAATCTAGCTGATTTAAAATCTGCTTTGTTATAAGTAGGTGATTTAACTACTGTACCATCTGCTAACATAGTAGCTACGATAAATCGTGCTTCAGTAGCTGCGAGAGCTTCGGTCATTCTTACTCCTTCGGGAGTGAAGATACCAATCTCCCCTAAGTTCATGTCATTTATTGCGCCAGTAGTAGCTGCAACAGATGCCCCAATGTGTAGGTAACCTACGTTTCTTTGTGTGTACATTTTTAATGTATTAGTTTATATTTATATTTAATTGTGTTACTCGTTTGTCTGGTTAAGTAGCAAGTTAGTTTGTAACCTGTTGTCTACAGTAACCTCAAGTGCTATCTCCACTGCTATATCAATTATACGTCTATGCGTACTCTCGTCAAGTAGTGAATTGACTTGGTTTGTTGTTACAGTTCTATCTACTGTTATTCCAGGTAATCTTTTAAGATATCTTAAATGATACGTAGAAATAGTATAAGAACCGTCTGTTATTAACTCATGACGTCTATCAGTTGTAGAACTTACTCTACTATAATCTAAACGCCAAGTTAATTCATCATATGGTTGTTTAAATGGATTCTCAAGGTTAACTGTATACTCATCATGAGTAATGGGTTTAACTTTAATTCTATTACCATTTACACAAGCGTCACTAGAAGCAATAGTTACCTCTTCTTTAATTGCATAAAGAAAATCAGCAGGTAGATCATAAAATGTACCGTTAGGTAATATCCCTAACTGAGTAGTAGAAGCTGTTGTGATCTCAGAGTTATTAATTAACTCACTTAAATCTTTTCTACGTTTCTCAGTTTCTTCAAAACCCTCTTGTAACTTATTATGTCCAGCATAGTTTTGAAAAAAGAATCTCTCCTCTGCTTTAGTAAGCAAAAGAGAAATCTCTGTATCTTCATATCCTGGTGAGTCGTTGTTGGTTACTTTATCAAAGTAAACCTCCCACTCATCTGCCATTGTGTTCGCTGTCATTATGCTTCTATTCTAGCTTTAATTTGTAATAACTCTTCGCTATTACGACCATCTTTTATCCATAAAACTAAGTCATCAACACTATCTGCTATCACAGTACTATCTGGAAGGTAATACTTACCATCATCTTTAGTAATTGCTCTGCACATCATAGCTTTGTTAATAATTAGTTTGTTTTCATATTCAGCGTCAGATGAGATAGCTAAGAAACCATCAACATCTTCTTCTATTAACTTATCAAGTTCTGCTTCTAACCATTCAGCTTTAACCCCTTGAGGTACTCTCTTACCTGGTTTGTTTTGGTAATAAACAGTTAAGAAATCAGACATTGCTGTTTTACCCTTACCTGATAATATACCAAAGAACTTATAAGCATCTTTCTTAGCAGTTGCAGATTGAGAACGTGATCTATCTTCATAGTCCAAGTCATCTATAAAATACTTCAATCCACCTTTACTAAACCTATTAGAACCACCTACAATAATCTCATCCTTTTGTAACAATAACACTTTCCATGCTATGAAATCTTCAGGATCTGATAAATCTAAGATTCTAATATCTTTTGTTAATCTGACAAAGTATGTAATCCAGTAATTTTCATTTACTTTTTTATACGGATTTAAATCTCTATCAATAATATTTTCAATATACTTTTGTTCTTCTGCAGTAAGTGGGTTTGCAACCCTACCTTTACTTGCTAAAGGAACTGTATATTTTTTACCAGCTCTACCAAATAGGAATGACGCTTCGTGCGCTACTGGTAACCATGCTCCCTTTCTTCTAATAGGGACAACTTTAACTTTCTTATTAGGTAAGCTAAATTTTACTTTTTTTTCTTCTTGTACTTCTTCGCTCATTTTGTTTTTATTTATTAAATAAAGCTAGTAAGAGTATTGCTACCCCTACTAGCTTATTTGGGTTAGACTAAAAGATTAGGCAACAATGTTGCAGTTCTTGAAGGATCTTTTACCATTACACCACAGATTGAACCTCTATGAATAGTATAACCATCAGTTGAGTGAGACATTACGTTTCTACCTCCTGTTGGCGAGAACGGGTTTCTCAAACCTGTTTCGTATCCCATGAAATCTTCTTGACCTTTAACATATACCTTACGGATGTTTGGTTCTCCATCAGAAGTACCTACGTCCATAATATCGTATCTGTAAGATTCAGCTACACCACCAGACGGGTGATATACTTTATTTCTTTCTCTATCATCATACATAGAATGAACTTTCAATGTAACTTTAATACCTTGAGGTCCCATGTACTCAACGAATTGACCACCGTAACCAAGAGGCATTTTAGCACCATTTGCAGAAGAAGCTCCATAAATTCTAGAACCGTCATTCATTTTAGTAAATAATTGAGAGTGATTTTCAATAGCGTCAGAGAACTGTACAGCACCTCTTTCACCTGTTAACATAATAAACTCTCTAGCATCAGTTGGTAATTTACCTTCTGAAAGCTCAAGTAATACATCTAATAAGAAGTCAATGTTGAATACAGAGTATGCAACTGTGTTTGAAGCTTCCATTTGTTGACGTAAACCAGCACCTTGTTTCTTGATGTTACCTGATTTACCAGTGTTAGCGTAAGAACCATCATCTTTCTTATTCGCTCTAGAATACATGATAAGACGATTCTTCTCTTCACGATACTGCTTTTCAAACTCATAATCTTCATATTGAGTCCAAGTTGTGTAAGCTTTACCTTCATCACCAAGCCATTTAGTTCCAACTGGTCTGTTAATCATGTTACCAGCACAAGTATGTTGCATTCTAATCATAGAAAATGCATTTCTCATTTTGAATGGAGAAGTGAAGTTAATACCACCACCTTTTTTAGATAGTGTTTGCTCTACAAGAGAGAAATCTTTAGACCATCTAGTATTAGCAGCTAATTCCTCAGAAGGAACAAATAATGTAGGGTCACCTGTTAAAAGCATTACTTTGTAAACCCAGTTAGTGCCTTCTGGAATTGGATCAGCTTGAATTTGTAATTGGTAAATCTCATTCTTATGACCTACAATAACGTGTTCGTCAGTAAACCATTGTTCTGGGAAAACCATTTCAAATTCAGTAAACGCTGAACCTGCTTGACTAGCTGCTGTAATAGCAGTACCACCGATTCTAGCTTCAACTAAAGGTATATTCTTTTTACCTGAACCTACTAGGTCCCAAGTAAAGTCATCATCTGTATCTAAGTACAAAGGAGTAAATTGATCTAGATATGAATCTAAATCTAATCCGAAATTTGTTTGAGCAATTCTAGTAAGCATCTTACTAGCTTTTTGAGGTTCGTTACCAAAGATAGCACCAATGTGATTCTTTGTAGTTAAACCTGCCCAAGATTTTGCTTCAGTCATCTGAAACTGGCTAATTTTTGGCATTTTATTTTGTTTTTATTTGTGTTTCTAATTTATTAAATAAAGTCTAATCCTAAATCAGTATCAGACCCTTCACCCTTAGACTCTGTAGATTTTGATCCACCGCTACCGATAAAACCAGTATCGGTTTTACCTAGAGCATCTAGTCCTTGAGCTATCTTTGTTTCAGCTAACTTTTGTATTTTGCTGAAATCAGGCTTCTCATCAAAAAGCCCTAATGTGTGGTAATAACTTACTAGCATATCAAAACGTCTAGCGTCTTTACCTCTTGTCTGACCTACCTCTGATACAAGGTTACCCTCAGCATCTTTACCTACAGGTACAGTCATACTTTTATAAATCTTCTCTTTAGCTGTGTCAGTTAAAGATAGACCCTCTATAATTTGAGCTTGAGAGTTAATGTACTCTTTAGTATCATTTAAATCTTTTTCTCTATTCTTATTATCAATTTCTTTCTGTTCAGCAGCTTCTCTAACCATCTCTGCTCTTCTAAACTTTTCGTTAGCTACTAAATTTGTTTTAGCTTCGTGTGCTTTTACTTTAAGTTTATCGTCACCTACATCTTGAATAGTCTTAGCGTACTCTTCAGCCTCAGCTTTATTCATACCTTTAGACATCATTGAATGAACTACTAATGTAAACTGAGTTTGTTCATTATTATCAATCTGCTCTGAAGTAACGTTCTCATAAGTAGTTTCTCTAGCGTTACTCTCAACATAGTCTTTCATAGCTACACCCTGCTCAAAAGCTTCAAGAGCTTCTTTTTGTTTAGGTGTAATACTAGTTTTAACTTTGTTGTCAATCTCAGCATTAAGCTTCTGTCTAATAAACTCAGCTTCACTACCCTCTTCGATAGCTGCTAGTTCTTCTTCAGTAAAATTAATAAACCCCTCAGCTCCAAGAGCGTCAATAACAGAAGAGAAAGGAGACGAAGAAGAATCACCAGCGTTATTTTCTTCTGTGCTGGAGTCAGAAGTGTTACCTCCCTCTTGGTCGCTTTGGGTATTTATTTCTATCAAATCCTCGTTTGGATCTGGTGTTGTAGTGGAGGTAGTCTTACCCTCGTTACCACTATTTGTATTAGCTGCTGATTCTTCGCTTTCAGCATTTGTTGTTTCTTCTGCTACTTTTGTTGTGTTACCTTCTGCATCTATTTCAATGTAGGCATCTCCAAAACTAACATCATTAAACAACCCGTTGTCTCCGTTTTTAGGCATCTTAAATGTTTTTTTAATTGTTTATAATTCAAAAGTAATAAATAAAAGTATAACTTCTAACAAAAAATATTATGTTTTAAGCTAACATATAGCTATTACTTACTTCCTGTAGGTTTAGGTCTTGAGTTAGCTATTTTCTCAGAACTTTTTCTATCTTTAGCATTCTCAGACTTCTCGTGTTGTAACTTAGAAGACTGCATTGATTTAGCACTCTCTAGTTTAAGATGTTCAATATTATTTTTAGTTCTATCTCTCTCAAGTTCTAACTCATCTATAATACCATCATTATCTTTATCTAGATCACCAGCTACTTTCATTTGACCCTTCATGGCTTCGATTTGCATCTTATAACCATACTCTTTATCTATTTTACCCAGTTCAAAGTCTTGCTGTGCTTTTTGAGCAGCTTCGTTAGCTTTGATTTGGTCTTGTTGCATTTTTTGAGCTTGTTCACTTTGCTCTCTAGCTTTCTCCTCACGTTTCAACTCTGATTGCTCAAGTTTACGTCTAGTTGCAACTATAGAAGGATTCATATAGATATCCATAACTTCGTGTAATGCAATCTTATCATTTTGTAATCCTGCATGAGCAAACTCTTTAAGTGCTTGCATAAGCTCTACATCATTTTGACCAGAAGTTAAAATTAACCCTGCATCAATATCCATGACAGCATCATCAGCTTCAATCTTAAATGTTTGTGATGTCATGTCATCAGTCATATACTGTAGTATATGCTCTTTACCTTTCCACGCTACTTTAGCAGTTTCTAGTAAAATAGATAAAGCTTTAACTTTAACTGAATCATGTAACCCAAAATACTTTTCAGTAATTATATTAGATTGCGATACAGCTCTCTCAACACCTCTTACAGTTTCTCTAGATTCAACTTGACCTTCACGCTGTTTAGTAATACCCGCTATCTGACCTAGTTGTGTTTCTAAGAACTGTAGCATAAGTACATGCTGTTGTATATAGTTACCTAAATCTAAATCTAAGTGTGTAGAACTACCAGACATTTGACCTGCTAGTTTACCTTGAGCAGCACCCTTCTTAGCTTCGTTAAATGAGTCGGTAACTAACCAACCGTTTATCTCAGCGTATTGCATCCACTTTTTAGGTTTCCACCCGTCAGGCATCTCTGCTAAGTTAAGTTTACCAATTCTACCTTTAGCTTTAGCAAACGCTAACTCTGTTCTGTACATGAATACATTATAAAGGTATTGGTAAGGTTTCATTCTATCCATTAAAGACTTAGAACGAGATACGTTAGTGTTATACGCTAAACCTACATACCCAGAATGACATGCTGATAAGTTATGTATACTTCTATATTGTACTGGACGTCTTTGTATTTTTACATAAATAGCTTTACGATCTTCGTTACCAGTACCACCGCCACCAATACGAGTACCTTCCCACCACTCATTAATCCAAACCCAAGTAACTTCTTCACCTGGTTTCTTTTTATATCTCTCATCTACTACCTTCTCAAACTCATTACCGTCTTCATCAAAGTATTTAAGTTTACCAACCTTACGTTTAGATTTCCATACGACACGCATAACTCTAATGTTACCTTCGTCATCATATGTAGCTCCAAATTGAGAATTAATTTCCGCATCAGTATCTATTAAACCATCTTTCCATAAGAAGCTTCGTTCTCTCTCACCTATAGAAACAAAACCATCATCACTATTATAATGAAAACCTTCATCAATCATTTTGATGTGTTCAGGTTTCAATACATCATGATACTTATCTAATATTTGACCATGTGAGAAATAACCATCTTCTATAATAATATCAGCATCATTAATCCAAGGTGATTCACCTGAACGTAATGTGTGTAGATTAAGTGGGTTTACCTTACGCATAGTAGGTGACCCAGCTTCTATATCAGCACAGTAAATCTCTTCACCTGCAATAAGTACATCTTCAAACCCTCTAGAGAACATCTCTTTGAGATTAAGTGTTTGATACAGATAATTAAGCATATGTCGTGAACGTCTCTCTAAAAGATCTTGCCACTCATAGTTCATATAAGATTTATATCTTTCGATATCATCTTCTAATGCTTTTTTATCAATCTCACCCTCTTGTTGTATTTTCTTTAGAATAAAGTTTTTGTGTTCTTCTTTCTTAGCTTGTTCTTTGTTAGATATAGCTTCGTCATTAATAACTCTAATAGAATACTCGAATCTACGTTTTCTCTCTTCACCTATAAGTACATCTATCTTCGGTACAACCAAAGGGTAGTTTTGCATCTTAGCTGGAAACGCATCTTGCTTTAACCCCATAGGATTACAAGACTTTTCAATATCTCTAGTATCTAGGATATCATTATATAGATTATAGTTAGTTAACTTATTTTGATAAGACTGTCTTATTAGAGGATCTCTAAAAAGAGCTAAATCTTCGGAAGCCTCTATTACCTCTTTACCCCATTTTTGCGTTTTCTTAGCATTAGATCTCTTCTGAGAAGGGAAAGAATAATTAGTCATGAAATCTGTCATAGTGTCTTAATAAGTATTAAAAAACAAAAATACAATTTATTTTTGAATTATTAGATAGGGAAGTCACCTGATGTATAGCTACTATCCATATCTTCAAATTGACTAAACCAAAATTTATCTCGGCCTCTGTCCTCAATCTTTTTGTTATCAGTGTTTATAAGCAATTTGTGTATATCTTCTCTAAATATCATTAACATACCTAATGCTGATACTCTATCAAAGTTACCATCTGTATGCCAAGCTATAAGTTCTTCTACTAATGGTACGGATCTTAATCGGTGTAAGTTAAGAGTAGCTTCTAAAGGGTTCTCCTCTTCTTGATATAACGATTCAGTAAGTAACCATTTTTTAATTAAACCTAGCGCATAGTTATTAACAGACTTGGAAGCAGGTGTTCCAAACTTTTTATTACCTATCTTAGATATAGTAATATTCATATGATCTCTTAGTATTTCAGGAGTTTCACATAATAAGTTTAAGGAGTTTTTATTTCTAAAGTAAACATATAAACCTTTCTTATTATTTTCATAGTTCATTGTAGCATTGTAATAACTAAGTAATAACCTCTGTTGTTCAAAGTAATCTTCAGTTATTTGTGGTCTACCTGTGTACTCGGCTACTATATCTCCAGTAAGTGTATTCATTACAAATGTAGATAGTAATGAGTTAGTACCAGAACCGTCATCATCAACGGGGTCACACCCTGCAATATATCTCCATCTAGGAATATCTCCTTCACCATCAGTTATAGGATGTTCAAAAATTTCAACTCCACCAGGGCGTTGTTCTGAATGGGGAAATTTATTTATAATCTTAATAGTATTTACTACTTTATGTTTAGCTTTGTTCTTCTCGACTACCATTTTACCTTTCCAAGAGGCGTCCAGTAGTTTATTGTTTACAATTAAATCGCCTTTTACTTGTTTAAGATCGTACACAGGGAACATAGAACCCTCTCTACGCATTACTGCTTCTTGAGGTGTTATAGGTCTATCAGCCATCTCCTGAATAATAGTATTCGGGTCTGAAGCTTCTCTCTTAATCTTTTGTCTATCTTCAATTGTTTCTACTAGAGCTTTAATGACATCACTGTTACCGTTAGCGTCATAGCAGTTTGCTTTGTTCATGTACTCAGCGATAAACATACCACATTCTCCAGATGGGTTCATATCAAATACATTCTCTATACCTAATATACCATAACCACCTGGGTGATAGAAAAATTCTTCAGATGCCTCAAAACTCGCACCCTCTGTACCACCTGTACCAAAAGATATCATATAACCAAAGACGTTACGACCGTCCTCAAGTGACATACGTGCAATACCCCAAGCTTTTTTTAAACCAGGAAAAATACCATCTTCTTCCCATTTAATAATCTTACCCCTTTTACCCCTAGCTTTATCTGGATTGTCTTTAAGGGTTACACCCATTATCTCTGATAACTGGCCAGCATTAATACCTAGATCAGAATCTTTATAACCTAAGATAACGTGCATCTTCTCTTGAGAATCTTTTAATCTTAGTCTAGGAAAGGGTGTGTGTCTAGCGTTCCAATCTAATACATCTATTGCTTTGTTAAAGATACCATCTTTGTTGAGGTATTCTTTCTCAAAGGCCATAGAATACGATTTACTCTTTTTAATGTGTATAGCGTTCCTACCGTCTAAAGCACCTCCTTTAAAAGAGTAACCTCTACCCCTTGTTTTAAGTACCTTGCCGTATTGACCACTAGCCTCACCTTGTTCTACATAATGAAAGTACCAATAATCTGAATCCCATACATTAGCAAAATCGTGTATACGTTCTGAACGAACTTTACCCTCATCTGTTTCATCACCTACTTTAACAACCTTCATGATAGGTGCATAATTCCAATAGAAGTAATTATAACCAGAAACCCATTCACCGTCAGATTCTCTAACATACCCCTCTAAGCACCTTCTACTCTCTTCTTTCCAAAATTGAGCGTATTCAGATTGAGGGTTTCTATTAGGGTAAAGTTTAGTATAACAGTTATGTTTTTGAAAGTGTAGAGCTGCAGGTATGAAATAGTCCATATCTTCTAATATATGCGGATTAGCAATATCTACCTTAATTCTATCTTGTGCGTCTCTCTCTAAGTCACTGGCATACCTTCTGTCTACAGATACTAGTCTATTGATCATTGGTATCTTTTCTAGGTACTCATAGAATATTTCAACGTGTTCAGCGTCTAAACCACTAAGTAGCTCATCTGTTACATTAGTTTGGATCTTATTTGTTATCATTACATATCATCTTCAAACATTCCTTTTTCAACGCTACCTCTAGCACCACTTGCTTCTTGAAGTTCTTTCTTAACTTTTTTAGCTGTCTCTTGTAAAGAATCAACCACACTAGGTAATGTTTTTAAAGTATCACTTATTTTCTTAGCGTCATTAAGATAAGCTCCTTTCTCAGTTTTCTCTGTTAAATTTACATCTCTAAGAAACTTAGATAACTTACCAACTGCGTGTTGAGCATCTTCTAGTAACACAGAACTAACTGTTTTAGTTTTCTCTTTATAAAAATCTATAGCAACTTTAACTTTAGCGTCAGGTTTCCAATCTTCAGGTAAACCTCCTATCTGTTCAAGTATCTCTTTTATTCTAGTATCTTCGTCTAGTATGTTATTGAAGTCAGATCTTCCATCTGCAAAATAAAAGATAAAAGCCAACTCACCGTTAGCTATATCTTTACTCTTAGTTTTATCTCTCTTCCATAAATCACCAAACACCTTCAAAGAAAGTGCTTGAGGTGACCATGTTAAAGCGTAATCTTTTAATTCAAATAACTGCATACTAGAAAGGTTTTACTATCTGTACTACAGCGTGTTCATATATAGTATGATATTTATAAACAGGTAAGTTATCTATTTTAAAATCTTCTGTGTGAAACGTTTCGATATTAGCGTCACTTCTAAGAATAAGTAAATCTCCAATATTAACAGTTTTTACTGTAGCACCTACACCAATAACCTTAAAATAGTTTTTAAGCGGTTTCTGTGATTGTTTTTGATCTTCTTTAGTTAATACAAGAGAACTCTCCTCTTTAACATTATACTCTAAAAATATACTAGGTCCTACTGGTACTAGTGGACATTCATCTATTGATTCACCTCTAGCATTAATATTAGCGAACTGTTCTTTTTGTCCTGTTTTAAGTATGTTAGCTGCTTCTGTTTTCTCAGCTCTATCTGATACTATATTCTTCATTATCCTCTTATTTTTATGTTTAATTTTAATTTACCATCAAATAACCACACTGGGTTACATGCATCTGAGAAGTCTGTTAATCTAAATCTATTAGCAGCTAATGTCTCATCATCTACATCTACGTAGAATAAAGCATATTCATCTTCTGTCATAGTTAGAGTTACATAATCAAACTCTATTCTCTGATACAACAATGTCTCTAATACATTCAATGTATCATCAGCGTAGTTCCATGTAATCTCTGATTTAACTTTTGTTCTCATAATATCCTTTATAAAGTTTTCTCTCTTTTCTATGTAT